GTCTTTAGCCATAGCCAGAATGTCTGTACGGATTTCATACCCGTTCTTATTAAATTTAACTTCTGGGGCTTTGATCATTTCATGTAGTCCGTTTGATTGTGACATAATATTCTCCTTTGTGTGTGTGTATGTCTAAGACCTTTAGGCGGTCCATTCCTTCTTTGGAAACCAATGTTTGCTAATGGAATCCACAGAATACTTAGCCATGTCGATGGTATTGTTGATAGCCATCTTGGCAAATTGCGTCTGTGCATCGATGTATGCGTGTGCTGCTTTATTCAATGCTGGATCTTTGAAAATTTGGTCTGCGACAACTTTCTTGGTGTTTTGAAAAGTGTCGACGAAAAATTGTGGTGAAAACATAAAACTCTCCTGTGTGTATGTGTACATTATATATCCTCGCTTGTTAACAAGTCAATTATTTATAACCTAATATGCTGGTATCATAATATGGAACTTTACCCAATTTCAACATATGATAAGCATAGTCCGCGTCATTTCGATATTCTGTCCTTGCCAGCTGTAACCATTCTTTCTCTTGTACTGGATCACAAGAATCAAAAAATGACATGATGGCCTTAACAATATATCTCATATCAGTCACCAGTCATCAATTTGAGTGCTGATTCGTAGTCGCCCTTTTGTGCGAAATGTGCTGCTGCTCTAGCTTTACCAATTTGCTCTAGCCAGCTATAAAATGCTTTAATAAACGTCATTGTGTTGCCCTCCATGAATAGGTCGATTGCTGCTTATCAAACTCGCGAGTCCAATGTTCTACATCAGCTACGGAAGTGGGATATTTTGATGATACGTACCTATCCAGTTCGGATTGGTAGTTTTGTTTGGGGAACATCTCTGCTAGACGTTCTAAGATGCCAAGCATCTTTTCAGATAATTGCTTCATTACTATCTCCTGTGTAAGTGTGTTAGAAACTCATGGTTTCTACTGACTATTTAGTATTTTAGTGTGCGTCGCACAAAAAATCAATACTTGTTGTTTCCGAAAAATCGTGTTAAATATACTGTCAGGAAGGCATAAAATGAAACTAAGCACAAGATCGATTTTACAAGAACTCAATCAAGTAGCCAGTGTAAGAAACACGGACGCCCTTATGGAAAGCAGGGCTACCAACATAATCAACAGTGCTATAAATCTTATAGAATCTTTGAATAAGCACTACGATCCCGAGATGGCCGACGAGCTCGAAAGACGATTGCTCAATGCTATCAAAGGCAAAGACCCTGCTAAATTTACTCGCGGAATACGCAAGATAGCTGAGTCTAGAAAACAAAAGAAGAAATTGGATGAGAGTAATGATTGATCTATTAGAAGGTGGAAATGTATTCAAGGGTGCTGACAAACAGCCACTGACACGCAGAATAACCAAGGATGAAATCCCCGGAACTATCGCTTATCTAGAACGGATTACCGGATTAGATTTCACATTAGACAAAGACGAAGCAGGTGTGCCTATTAAATGGTTAGGTACTACAGGACGCAAAGCAGATAGCGGAGACCTAGATCTCAGCGTTGATGCTAACCAAATAGACAAAAAAGAATTCGCACAGCAATTGATCGCCAAGTTTGGCAAAGAAAGTGTAAAACTCAGCGGCGACAATGTACACTTAAAAACAGCCGTATTAGGTGACCCTGCTAATGGGTTTGCTCAAACAGATTTTATGTTTAGCACCAATCCTAAATTCCAACAAGGCAGTATGTTGGGCGGGTCGGATGCTTATCGTGGTGAACATAGACATATACTGCTATCTAGCATCGCTCGGGCTAGAGGACTAAAGTATAGTCCTAAGTTTGGTCTAGTAGATCCAGAGACTAAAGAACCTATCGCTAACGGCGATGACTGGAATGTGATAGCCAAGAAACTGTTAGGACAGACAGCTACGGTCAAAGATATTAGATCAGTAGAAAGCATAACTAACTATATCAAGAAGCTGCCCAACTATGAAGAGCTCATTGCTGCGGCACAAGAAACTCTAGGTCGTTCAGGAATAGAACTGCCAAAGAAAGAAGCTCTAGAACACTACACACCAAACAGTCCTAGTTGGATGAGAAAGATCATAGACCTAGTAAGATGAGAATAAGAGAAGTCATAAACGAGAAATGGAGCGAGAAATACAAACGCTCGATCAACTGTTCTAATCCCAAAGGGTTTAGCCAGAAGGCGCATTGTGCTGGTCGCAAGAAAACTAACGAAGCTGCTACTCCTAAAGTTGGCAGAGCATTACAACACGCAGAAGACCTAGTCATTGTCGATGGGAGCAAAGGCGCATTAGAAGCCATAGACGAATTAGCCAGCATGGCCAAGAGCGTAGACGATGTCACTGTCAAATGGGACGGCAGTCCTGCTGTGTTCTTTGGACGCAACGAACAAGGACAGTTCGTGTTAACAGACAACAGCGGATTCACTGCCAAGGGTTACAATGGTCGTGTTACCAGCGCAGGCGATCTAGAAACTATGTTGTTGAGCAGAGGCAAGCAGGATCCAGAAAAGGAAGCCAGCCGTAGAGAATTCGCAGGTAGTATGAAAAGTCTTTGGCCTAGACTAGAAAGCATGATAGAACCTAGCTTTAGAGGTTATATCAAAGGCGATCTATTATATTATGCTCGTCCGCCTGTGGACAAGAACGGTGATTATACATTTACTCCTAACACTGTTAGCTATCATATAGATACTAACAGCAGCATAGGACAACGTATCACACAAAGCACAGCTGGTATAGTGGTACACAGTTATACAGACCTTGAAGGTAACAGCCAGCCATTGACTGGACCTATCAAAGGCATCAAGGAACAAGGTCCTGTTATGATCCAGGGTCCAGTAACTGTCAATCATATGCCCACAGTAGATGACAAGAGCATACAGCGAGTCAAACAGTTCGTGGCCAAACATGCCAATGACATCGATTCTCTCCTAGATGATCAGAGACTAGCAGCAGAAAAACTCAGCGACCTAAAGAATATACTGTATACTTTTGTAAACCAACAGGTAGATACTGGTGATCTTACCAATCTTAATACTAAGTTTGACAGCTGGCTAACCAGCAGTAAAGTCAGTGCGCCTAAACAGGCCAAGATACAGCAGTATCGTAAAACACATGCCAATTCGTTCGCTGCCATATTCAGTACACTAGAACAGATCATGGCTGTAAAAGACGATATCATATCACAGCTAGATGCTAGAGCAGAAGTGCGTTCTAGCATAGCAGGTAAACAGGGCGGCGAAGGTTATGTCAAGAGCGGTAGCAGTATCAAACTAGTGCCTAGATTACACTTTACCCAAGCAAACCGCGCAAAACCACGCTGATCCTCACGGTTTTTTCCAAAACGAATAAATAAACATGCCAGTCCCGGAGCGGGACTATACATTTAAGGAGAACTTATCATGGCATGGACATATACCAACGTTCCAGCACCAGACGCAACAGTCAGTGCTAACTACAATCTATTTCAAATCGCAAATGGTCTAAACGGTCGCACATTGATCGTTAAGGTCGCATTGACCAACATGACAACCGCAAACCTACGTAGCATCTACGCTGCTATCACCCAATCAGGTGGTTCAGGTGGTACTCTACCAGCTGACACAGGTGATGCGTTCACAGTAGCAGGTTTTGGTACAGCAAACGGTTCGGCTTTCGAAAGCGGCGTAACCGATGTTGTTTACTTCGCTGTACAAGGTACAGGTACATTTGACACTACTGACGCAGCAGCAGGCACAGGCGCAACCGTTACTGTTGAAGCAACTTTCGTAGCTAACAAGTAATCAATAATTCCTAGGGATGGGAATTGAGGGCGGAAATTTTTCCGCCCTTTTTTATTGACGTAAATAATAGCAGATTATGGAAAGCTATAGAGTTACCACCCTAGTGGACATCACAAGATCAAGACCAACGAGATCAGACACCGATCACGTTAGGCAAAGCCAACAGGCCAATTTCAACAGTCTTATACAGGCCATAGGACTGAGGGCCATAATATTCTCCGATAGAGATCCCGTCTTAAACGAAGGCAGACTGCCTGACCCTTTCGAAGGCAAGGCTAAACATTGGGTCTATGAGTTTACAGTAGATCGTGATGAAATATTCTTATCAAACAAAGATCCAGTAGGACTGTTAAAACAGGATCTAGACGGTGTGCCTATAATAGATCAACTAAATAATGATGTAGGGTTTAAGATACCCGCATTTAGGACCTTGGGATCAGAAATAAACACCAAAATAGAAATTCTGTCAAATCCTAATAAATAAAATATCAGGCATCAAGTTAGGCTATCATAAAACACATTAAGGCATCGGCTCGGAGCGAGCATTGTTTTTAATTGGTATTTGAATGGAGAGCCTAATGGCAAGAGCAGCTACAGCACTTAGACCGTCTACGACGGAACGAGTAAGTGTACTAGAAACAAAAGTAGATAATATAGACGTCAAGATCTGCGAATTAAAAGAAGACGTCAAGGACATGCACGACTGCCTAGATCGTACTCGTGACAGCATCATGGACAAGCTAGAAATAATGAACTCTAGCTATGAAAAAAATAGAGATCTTTACTACGCACACGCAGACAAATTACACCAAGAACAGACAGCACAACATCACGAGCTAGCTGGCAAGATATCGGAACTAGAAAAATTTAAAAATAAAGGTACTATGTATTTTATGGTGTTGTTGGCTTTCCTAGCAGGTGCTGGATGGTTAGGACACATGGATCTCGCAAAGATAATCAAGTTCGTGGGTTTATAATATACCCAGATATTAAATAAAGGACCGTAGGTCCTTTTTTTATGAGTAAAGCACAGCAGAATCTAGATCTGGTCGTCAGTAATGTCCACAGGCAGCTGCTGGACAAGCAGACTCTAATACCTAAAAAAACAGAACGTGGTATTGAAATCGGTAGATATACCATAGTCAGCAACGACTGCCTTAAAGACATTTACAAAGGTGATACTCTGGTATTCAAGGATATCAGTTTAAATCGTGTGGCAGTCAAAGTGGCCAATCTGTTAAATTTTGGACAGGATACTAAAATAAACGAGTTGATTTCTATGGATCTTAAATTTGGGCAGAGTCTAGTAGATTACAAGATGTTCAAAGACAAGCTGTCAAAAGCACACAAAGAACAGGATCAATTCAAGATAGATCTTTATCTAGCCAGGTTGATTTTCGCCAAAGACGCAGCAGAATACTACAAACGCGAAGCTAACCGTTTGGCTCTTTAAGTAATAAATATACTACAAACCACCGGATGTGCTCATATGAAAACAAATGATTTATTTGACAGGGTTGACGCTAAAAAGCTCAATGAGACTTTGTCTAAAACCTTTGGTCAAAAACTGGATTTAGAATCCTATACTTTACCGCAGCTAGAAGATGCTCGCAACAAGCTAAGGACCCAGATCTATACTTACAAGCAAAAAGCCAATTTCAACGAAACTGTAAACAACGAAACATTTACTAAGACACAATGGATGCTGGACACTATCAATAAAGAAATTGCCAGCAGGATAGATGAAAGCACACAAAGAGTAGACGAATTTTGGGGGTTGCTGGCCAGAGGCGCAGTAGCAGCATTACCTCATCTAGCTAGAATGTTTGGTACAGTAGGAAGAGGAGCAGCAGCCGGTGCACGTGCGGCAGCACCAGCAGCAGGTGCTGCTGTTAAAGGTGGTGCTGAGATAGCAGCAAAGAATGCTCATAAACTGGCATTAGCTGATATCATGTATCAAGCATGGGATCATGTTGAACCGTTGGTCAAAGACCTAGGCGATGTCCATGAAGTATTCAAAGATGCTGACGAATATATACAAGCTATTAAGAAATATGCTCCTAGTATAGCAGCGATGGTGGCAACTACAGACCTAGCTGCTCTAGGTACATTAGCAGCTACATATGCTCTGCCAATTGGGCTGGTGATCGTGTTAGCATGGGGTGGAAAGAAACTTTGGGATCAATTTACTACTGCTGAAAAACAGCCACAGGGCAAGCCCGCATTGAACATGTCGGAAGATGAAGGCGGTGATTCTTTAAGAAGTGAAGTTACGCAAATTCTAAGACGGTTCGATCAAAATATGAACGAGATCGGCGGATACGGTGATCCAAATTATGATAAAGTTATTAAATTGTTACAACAGGGAGAAGTAGAAGCTGCGGTAGAGGAAGTATCTTATTCATATGCCGATAAAGACGGCGGCGAAATCCGTTACATGGATGATTATCTTCAAGACCTAGCAGCAGATTTTGAAGCTTTGGTTCCTCCCGAGCCCGACACATATCCAGACGAAGGCGGCGAAACAGATGATGGATATGCCCTAGCATCAGCGGGTTTCGGTTCCGACGAAGACTACGGTGATTATGGCCAAGATGAAAGTGTAGAAACAGAAGCTGGATACTTTGGCGGTGGCGGCAGTTACGATCGCAATTGGTCTTTTAGCCGCAGAAATCGAGAAGATGATTGGGACGAAGGCAACACAGAACCGCCAAACAATTTTGCTATCTACATCAATGGCAAGAAATGGAAAGTATTCCAAGGTCAAGGAACCTATGCCGATGACAACAGAGAAATGGCCCAACTTCGTAGATTACAAGACATGTGCCGCAAAAAATCTGAACAGACTGGTAAGAAGTGGGAAGTGTCTCGTACAGGTGAAGCAGCAACAGAAAGCATTCAAATGGAGAAGGCACCTCCGGGTGATAAGTACGAACGTATGGTCAAACATATCAAGAAAGGCTATGCCAAGGATGGCGAGCTAACTGATAAAGAAAGATCCATTGCCTATGCCACAGCATGGAAGCATAAAAACAAAAGCGAATCAACTGAAACAGGAGATAACATGAATCAAGTTAGAGAAAGCGCCACAGATAAAGCCAGTGCGATCGTTACGGCAAAGTCAATGGTGGACAGAATTACACGTTGGATTGAAGAACTATCCGGCATGGAAAACGATCAATTGCTCAGTCTAGGAGATGATATCCGTGACGAGTTCGGACAGCAAGAAGCCAAGGCTTTCTTAAGCCAAGTAGCACCTGCTATCCAACAGGCTTTACAAAATCTAAAAGCAACGAGAGAAACTATGGCCAACGGTGTGCGTTCACTATCAGGTGAAGGTGCCCCCGCAGACATGATCGGTGCTGAACCAGAAGGCGATATGGCTGCTGATACAGGTAGCATCGATGACCTTGCTCCGCCAGCAGACGCAGGCGCAGACATGGCCGCAGACGCAGAAGCTCCAGCAGATGATTTCGCAGCAGCTGAACCAGCAGCCGGCGGCGCTGAAGAAGCAGGCCGTGCTAAAAGAGAAAGCATAGAACAACAAAATCGTTTACTCAAAGTATTAGCCGGATGAGATTCGACGAATTTGCCCCTGTTTCAGAAAAAGAGAAGCTGGATGAATTCCTTCCAGCTCTTGCCGCTGTAGGTGGGGCTTTGGCCAGAGGCGCATCGGCGATAGGCCAAGGTGCTGTAAAAGTCGGTCAGGGTGCTGTGAAAGGTGCGCAGGCACTAGGAAGTCTAGCAGTTAAAGGTGGACGAGCAGTCGGAAATGTAGCAAAGAATGTAGCCACTGTAGCAACTGGCGGAGGATCATCAGATACTACAGCGACCGCAGCACAGACCGGTGCCAACACTACGGCAGGACAGCAACAACAGCAGCAGGCAGATCAACAGGCCATACAGGCCGCAGCCAAACAGCAACAAGATTTACAGTCTTATATACAAAACATAGAAAAATCTTTAGCAGCATTAAAACAAACAGCAGGCGTAAAATGAGATTTTATGAATTCCAAGTTGAAGGCGATGATGAGTTCGTCCTATTATTAAAAAACCTAGTGGGACGTGCTCAAAGCAAAAAGGCTCCTGCTAAGTTCAACTGGGCAAGCATAAACACTCTATTAAAAAATACCAATCAGGGACAACTAGATTACGATGCTTTTAAGCAGATGTATGACATGAGCCCTGTCTTACAAAAACTAGTCTATAACTTCAATGCAGATGGTATAGAATTAAATGTTCCTGGCGTAGGCCAAGACCAGAACCCATCACAGAGTCAAGTAGATAAATCTAAAGAAGAAGTCAATAAAATCGCTGCGCAAGCTGCGCCTAAAATGATTGACAAAGGCCTTTAATTTATTGTAAACTTGACTATATGACTACATTCACACCCCCACCTTACGTAGAAAGATATCAATATAAAAACTGTAAACAGATAACAGATCCTGTGACAGGTAAGAGAGTCTATCAGACTCCAGACGGTGATACTACTCCTAGCGTGACTACCATACTAGGTGCTACCAAAGATATGACAGCACTTAACGAATGGAAGAAACGTGTGGGTGAGCAAAATGCCAAACAGATCACCCAAGAAGCTGCGGGCATAGGCACAGCGATGCATTCCAATCTAGAACGTTTCATGGTCGGCGAAACCAGACAACCCGGAAATGCTCCTGTACATCAACAGGCACACAAGATGGCCGATCAAATCATTATCAACGCATTGAGTCAAGTAGACGAAGTATGGGCTATGGAACAGAGTTTGTATTTCCCTGGACTGTATTCGGGAACTACTGATTTGGTTTGTGTTTATAAAGGTAATCCCAGCGTCTGTGACTACAAACAGACTAACAAGCCTAAAAAAGCAGAATGGGTCGAAGATTACTACTTACAATTAACTGCTTATATTATGGCTCACAACGAAGTATATGGATCCGATATACGCGAAGGACACGTATTCATGTGTTCTCGAGATTTACAATATCAGCAGTTTGACCTTTGGCCTGATGATTTTAATATGTGGCAGGACAAATGGTTGGCTAGAGTTGAAGATTACTACACAAAAGGTCTACAGGGCTACAAGCAACTGCTCACGCAATAGAATAAATACTCTATATAACAAGGGTATCGTTCTATGGCTGTAGTCCAAATTTCAAAAATACAAGTAAGAAGAGGTAGGAAACTCGGTGAATCCGGTATTCCCCAGCTATCCAGCGGAGAAATGGCTTGGACTGTAGATACCCAAGAACTGTTTATAGGTAACGGTGCTGTAGCCGAAGGTGCTCCCGCAGTAGGCAATACCAAAGTATTGACCGAGCATGATAACTTACTTGAACTGATTCAAAGCTATCGTTTTGGTAGGAACAGTCCTAGCATCACTAAGAGTGTGTTTAGGACACTACAGTCTAAACTAGACGATCGAGTTAACGTTAAAGATTTTGGTGCTAAAGGCGATGGCGTGGCCGATGATACTGAAGCATTTCAAAACGCACTAGATCAGCTGTTTAGAAATACAGACAATGAATTTCGAAAACAGCTTTTCGTGCCTACAGGTCATTATAGGATACTAGGCAACATAACTATACCATCGGCTGCTTATATCACTGGTGAATCAGACATTGGTACCATAATCGCTTTTAACGCAGTCACGGTATCGTTTACTTCTTTCAACGGTACACAACCTATTAATTTTTCTTCATCAGATAGACCACATGATGTTTATATCAATAATCTAACGATGAGATTCACAACAGGACATTGTGACTTAACAGGTCTAGCTGACAGCACGTTTGAAGCAGTGATTTTCCAAGGAGCAGAAGCCACGCTGCTCAATGCTATCAACACAACCAATCAACATTCATTGATCATGATGACCAACACAGACAACATAGGTACTGTGATCAGTAATGTAGAATTCAAAGCCTGTGTTTTCAAAAATGCGTGGAATGCTGTATTCTTCGAACAGACACAGTCATATCATTCAGAAGTATATTTCAGTCAGTGTAAGTTTAATACATTGAACACAGGCATCATAGTAGACGGCCAATCTGGACAGATCAATGCTTGGGGTATATCCGAGTCACTGTTTCAATCTATAGGTTCACAGGCGATCAGATCCATCTACGGATCAGGAATGAAAATCGTCGACAGCAAATTTATAGATTGCGGTAACGGTATCAACTTAGCTAACAACCCAGAAGACTATATCATAACATTTCTCGAGCCCTATGACAATGTGGTATTAAACTGCTATTTTAATAGACAACAGAATGCCTATGCGGATGTTGCCATCGGCGACCAACGTAGAGCAATACAAGAAGTGTTCAATGGTAGCATGGTCACGATAGCAGATCAAATCAAACAAGATCTTTATAATTCACTTTCTATCTCTCCGTTGGCAATGTTTTCAGCACTGAATAGATCTACTACATTAGACTATACTATAAACTTTGCTTCCGGTAGCGCAAGGTCAGGAACACTGACTATCACTATAGGTGATAATACTCTCAATCCTGTGTTGACAGATAGTTATGCTGTTACACAAGGTGATTTGGATGCCGAAGCTGTGGAATTCGTCATACAGCTATTAGATAGAAGTGACTCTACTGCCGGATCAGAAACTATAATATTAAACTACAAGAATCCCAATAACCCTGGAATCAATCCAGATCAATTGACTTATTTTGTAAAATACAGTGTTTGATGTTTGATGTCCACAAGACTGACAGGATAAAAGTCTGGAGAGATTTCAGAGACAGCCTCGAAATGGCTGAGAATCCACTGCGCGATGTCGCAGAATTTTGGAGCAAGGCTCCTTTCGTTTCCAAATACTTAGATCCATATCGGCCAGACATTTGGCCCGATCCTTGGCATTTGGTTGTCGAAAACCGCTACGACAACCTTGCTATCGCCTTGGGCATGTGTTATACTCTTCAATTAACAGAACGTTTTAAGGCTTCAGGTTTCGAGATACATATGTCTATATCACCCAAGGACAATTCATATGTATTACTAGTCGATAATTGTTCACTATTGAACCTGGAACCAAGGGCAGTGAAGGATGTCAGTGAGATTCCATACAATTCTATAAAAATATGGAGCGGAGGTGGGCCTTTATAAATACTCACCCGGAAATGAAATATGTTAGAGGCGACAAATGAAATGATTACAGTAGTGAAAAGAAATGGTTCTAGAGAACCGCTAGACTTAACGAAATGGCAGACACAGGTAGCAAAAGTATGTAGAGGTATAGCTGACGTAAGTCAGAGCATGATCGAAATAAAAGCATCGCCTCACTTTTATGATGGGATCACAACTAAAGAAGTAGATGCTCTTACATTGAGAGCCATCGTTGATCTTATCGATGTAGAAAACAATCCAGATGTAGGCAATACCAATTATCAGTATGTGGCCGGCAAGCAACGTCTCAGTATGTTGCGCAAGGATGTGTATGGCCAATACGAACCTCCCCACCTCTATGACATCGTAAAGAAGAATGTAGAGGTAGGTCTATATACTCCAGAGTTACTGTCTTGGTACAGCCAGGATGACTGGAACAAGATGAATGACATGCTCGATCATTCTAAAGATGAGGAGTATTCATATGCTGCTATCGAGCAGTTGATTGAAAAATATTTGGTACGCAATCGTGCCACAAAGGAAATTTATGAAACACCGCAAGTCCGATACATGGTTGCTGCCGCAACTGTTTTCCACAAGGAAGAACCAAACACCGCAAGAATGCGATACATCAAAGAATACTATAACGCCGCTTCTGATGGCCTATTTACTCTCGCTACTCCTGTTCTTGCTGGGCTTGGGACCCCTACAAAGCAGTTCAGTAGCTGTGTACTCATTCGTAGTGATGATGATCTTGACTCCATTTTCGCTTCTGGAGAAATGATGGCCAAGTATGCTAGCAAACGTGCTGGCATTGGTCTAGAGATTGGTCGTCTTCGTCCTTTAGGATCTCCGATCCGTGGTGGAGAAATCATGCACACTGGCATGATTCCCTTCCTTAAGAAGTGGTTCGGGGACCTACGTTCGTGTTCACAAGGAGGTATCCGTAATGCGAGTGCTACTGTTTTTTATCCTATTTGGCATCATCAGTTTGATGATCTCATCGTTCTTAAAAACAATCAAGGAACAGAAGAAACCCGAGTTAGGCACATGGACTATGGAGTTGTCTTATCCGCCTTCTTCTGGAGACGATTTCGAAATAAGGAGAATATAACATTCTTCGATCCTAACGAAGTTCCTGACCTCTACGAAGCATTTTACAAAGACACAGAGCTGTTTGAACAGCTATATGTAAAGTATGAAAAGCGCAAGGATCTACGTAAGAAGACTATGAACGCAGAAGATGTGTTCAAAGGTGGCATACTGAAAGAGCGCACTGATACTGGACGCATCTATCTAGTGTTCATAGATAACGTTATGAACCAAGGACCATTTGATCCTGAGTATCACACTATCTATCAAAGTAACTTATGCTGTGAAATACTATTACCTACTAAACCTTTTAAACGTCTCGATGACGCTGACGGCCGCATCGCTCTATGTACGTTGGGCAGTATCAACTGGGGAGCATTCCGTAATCCAGAAGATATGCGCCGTGCTTGCCGCATTTTACAGCGCAGTCTATGTAACATACTTGATTACCAAGATTTCCTAAGCATACAAAGCAAACTAAGCAATGACGAGATCCAGCCACTAGGCATTGGTGTTACTAATCTTGCCTACTGGCATGCCAAGCGTGGTTTGAAGTATGGCGACAAAGATGCCCTACAAGATGTTAAGTCTTGGATGGAACATCAGGCCTACTACTTAACAGAAGCTACAGTTGAACTTGCCCGAGAGCGTGGACCTTGTCTGCATAGCGCACATACACGATACGGCAAGGGAGAGTTTCCATGGGAACATCGTGCCAAGGGCGTAAATCAACTAGCTGACTTCCGACCAGAACTAGACTGGGAATCACTAAGAGAGGAAATGAAGATCCATGGTGTTAGAAATGCGACTCTTATGGCTATCGCTCCTGTGGAAAGCAGTAGCGTGGTTATTAATTCTACCAATGGTATTGAGCTTCCGATGAGTCTTATCAGTGTGAAAGAATCTAAAGCAGGATCATTCACACAGGTAGTACCAGAATACGCTAAACTTAAAAACAAATACCAATTGATGTGGGAGCAGAAAGACTGTGTTGGATATCTTAAAACTGCGGCTGTTCTTGCTGCTTACGTGGATCAGAGCATCAGTACTAATACTTTCTATAACCCTGCTCACTACGCAGATCGTAAAGTACCTACAACGTTGATAGCCAAGAATTTGATGCAGGCACACCTATGGGGATTGAAGACTTTCTATTACAGTCTAATCAACAAAGCAGGTGCCAAGAAAGAATTTGAAGAACCACAGATCAACGGTTTCCATATCGAAACTAATGGTCATAACATATACGAATTAGACGAAGAAGATTGTGAGGCATGTAAACTATGAGCAAAGCTCAATATAACTTAAACACAAAGACAGACTATTTGAAACGTCAAATGTTTTTGGATCCACAGGGTCCTGTTACCATACAGCGTTTTGAAGAATTCCGTTACCCCAAGGTAGCCAAGTTCGAAGAAACAGCACGTGGTTTCTTTTGGGTTCCGGAAGAAATTTCATTGACTAAAGATGCTAGCGATTTCAAAGATGCTAGCGACACTGTCAAACATATCTTTACCAGCAACCTATTAAGACAGACAGCATTAGACAGTATCCAAGGTCGTGGACCAACGCAGATCTTTACGCCTGTGGTAAGTGTGCCGGAGATGGAAGCATTGTGTTTGCTTTGGGGATTCTTTGAAACTAATCTACATTCAAAGAGCTACAGCCACATCATCCGTAATATCTACAACGTGCCTAAAGATGTGTTCAACACTATTCACGACACTAATGAGATCATCGGCATGGCTGCTGCTGTTGGCAAGTACTATGATGAGCTACATGAAATCAACTGTAAAGCAGAAATGGGTGAAACTATTCCTGAAAAAGAATACATCCGTGCTATCTGGATGGCACTACATGCCAGCTATGCTCTAGAAGGTCTGCGTTTCATGGTGTCATTTGCCACCAGCTTGGCTATGGTAGAGAATAAGATTTTTATCGGTAATGGCAATATCATTAGCCTGATCCTACAGGATGAGATCCTACATAGAGATTGGACTGCTTATATCATCAATCAGGTAGTAAAGGATGATCCACGTTTCCTAGAAGCCAAAAACGAATGCGTTGACGAAGTGTACAAATTGTACATGGATGTGATCCAAGAAGAAAAAAATTGGGCAGACTATCTATTCCAAAAAGGACCAGTTATTGGACTAAATGCCAACATCCTAAAAGACTTCATGGATTATACAGCAGCCAACACGCTAAAAGAAATCGGCATCAAATACAATCAACCTGCTCCAAAGACTACGCCTATTCCTTGGTTCAACAAGCATAGCGACACGCACAAGAAACAGACAGCTCTACAGGAAAACGAATCGACCAATTATGTCATTGGTGTGATGAGTGATCAGATAAATTATGATGAGCTACCAGTTTTATAAGGAAAGAGATGAAAGCTATCGTTTGGAGCAAGGATCAATGTCCATTTTGTGATCAGGCCAAAAACCTGCTCAAGATGAAGAACATTGAATTTGAAGAAAGAAATATACAGAAAGAGTGGACCAAAGAGCAACTGCTAGAAGCTGTTCCTGGAGCACGTACAGTACCGCAGATTTTCCTAGACGGAGAATTGGTAGGCGGTTTCACAGAACTCAAGAAAAGGTTTACAAATGTTAATTGATAAAGGAATATCAGCTGGCGAAGTGATCACGCTCAAGCTGACCAGCGGAGAAGAATTGATCGCGAGACTGTCAGAAGAAACGCCCACAGCCTACAAGCTGACCAAGCCTATGGTTATTGGTATGGGACAGAAAGGACCAGGATTGATGCCCTATCTGTTTACAGTATCTCCTGACAAGGAAATCCCATTACTAAAAACTGCCGTGGCTATGATAGTACACAGCGATAAATCATTCGCAGATCAATATCTTCAGAGTACTACTAATCTAGTGATATAAGGAGATAAAATATGCCAGCCGTTCCACCAGTCTATGTACCACCAACAGTACCTCCTGCGTTTGATGCAACTAATATTCAAAGCGTACCACTCAGTGCTGGCACGGCCGCCGGGGTTGGCCTTCCAAATTATACTCTCCAGCTTAGTTCTATTGCTGGTTCTTTGTATTCTATCGCGGTCAATTTACAGCAATATCTACAACTAGAAGCAAGCGTAACTGCTGCGGGAACTGGATCGTCATATAATGTTCAAGCTGTTATAGCCAATTCTCTAGATGGTATCATGCAAAATCTAGATTCTATGAATCAGCTGAGTGCTACCAGCACAGGCGCACTGGCAGACATGCAAAAAGCATTCGCAGGCATCAACACTTCGTTGAATGACATGACTGCTAACATACAGCTGGCAGCATCTAATCAGATCGACAAAGCAGAATTTGACAAGGCAGCTACTAACGCAGCATTGAAGAGAAACAATCTTCCAGAAGTGGAAGTAGCCGAAAGTACAGTAAGCACGTCTATCAGCAAGTCTGCTGGTAGAGCAGTCACTATGGCAACAGCAGTACAGACTACCTCGCTGGTCAGCACAGCTATCCAGAAAGGTACTACATTTGCTGGACAACAGGTGGATCAATATGTAGTAACACCAGCTACTAACTTGTTTACAAAGATATTTGGTTCTACAGCCAAAGCAGCTAGCCCTGACGCATTGGCATCGAAAAGTACTACTGAAACCAAAAAAGGTGTAAACTCAACTAAATTGTTTGGACCATGAGCAAAGGTATAGCCAGAGTAGCCAATGACATAGCAGACACCAACATACAAAGTGGTGCTACGTCTATCATTTCCAACAACTTCGTGACTGCGCACGAAGGCAGCATCATGAGCTCCGGCAGTTCTATCGCTCAAGGATCTAGGACAGTGTTCGTGGAAAACAAACCTGTGGCTAGACAAAGCGATCTAACCAATAACGGAGAAGCACTGCGTACAGGCAGTGAAAATATAATAGTAGGTGGTTGATGAAAAAGATTCTATGGAACACATTGGGTTTTGCCAGTCTTGGCATGGCCTATATTGGATTTGTCACACCCGGCATACCGTTTAGTATCTTTCTAGTATTTTCAGCTTACTGTTTTGCCAAAGTCAATCCCAAGATGCATGCGTGGCTATACAATCACAAATGGTTTGGACCTTTCCTTACCAATTGGGGTGAGAAGCGTGTGTTTCCATTCTACGGCAAGATAGCCATGGTGTTGGTCATGGACAGCAGTTTGATCATCATGTGGTTCACTACTAAAAATCCTGTAGCAGTAGCAGCTACAGGCATCACTATGTTGTTGGTAGCTATTTGGGCATGGCGCTTTCCATCTACCGTGGAAGAATGGAAGAGACGCAAAGACGCAGGTGAGAAGATTGGATGGTTTAGATGAAATCCGATGTGTTAGGTCTGTTTGCGGTACCGCTTTATCGCTCTAGCATCGATCCTATAGATCCTATTACTCTTAACAGGCTGTTCAATTTCGAATATGAAAAAAGTTCATACGATCAAGACATAATCACACATAAAGAAACTGCCGAAAGGCATCTATTAGATCGTCCAGAATTCGCTGGCCTGAAGAAAAGCCTACAGGCCAAGATAGATGAATATGCTTATGAATATCTAGGCACAGATAAAAACCTGTCTTGGCAGATCACTACCAGTTGGGTCAATAAAGCAGAACCTGGCGGCTATCATGCTGCTCATGTACATAGCAACAGTCTCTTGAGTGGTGTGCTGTATCTCAAGACCAATCCAAAATCCGGTGCTATCTGTTTCTATAAAAATTCAGCTTATCATACATTATTCACCCAAACAATCAATGTAGATTTTGATAAAACTACAGATTGGAATATGGAAAGCGTAGGCTTGACACCCAAGGACTTTGATGTTTTAATATTTCCATCAACACTTAGTCATTCAGTGATGAGCAATGACTCGCAGGAAGATCGATACAGTTTGGCATTCAATGTATTTCCTGTAGGGACTGTCGCTGTTGGCAGCAACAGCGAACTAACCATAGGGAGAAAGATATGATAGTCAATATAGCTAACAAGATCGGACAGGCACACGGAAAGTTTTTTCTGTGGCTGAGCAAGAAAGCTGAAAGCCATCCTTTGTGGGCAGTGGCATTGACGCTGTGGGCATTGTATGAAATCTTTGAACACATAGCACTACCGACGATTGGTGTGTTATGGGCGACAGGTGACCTCACACTGCGCTAGAAGCTCAATGGATAGGCAGAGACTTCTAAACTCTCGATAGCAGGTTCGATTCCTGTCTGGCGCACCATTTAAGGAAACTGTATGAAAATTCAAACGGCAACTATTACTCATGTATATCCTACTGAAGTTTGGTTCGAAAAAGATTTCTTCGGAACTATACATATCAAGATACAACACATGGCTCCGGGTGAAAAACCATTTACTTTCATCCAGTTACATTACAATTATGCCTACACCAGCAACAGCCATCAACGAGACATGGCCAAGCAGATTGGAAAGTTGCTAGGGCAGGATGACATCCAGGAGCGTCCTTATGACATGCCCAATATAATGCCAGCTAACGATGATAGCGAAACTGACTGTTACTGTTTTAACTGTAACAAAGACAAAAAGACTTTCTCGGGCATTCCTTTTGTTGCCACTGTGATGATAGTATGTCCTACCTGCGGCAACAAACGCTGCCCACACGCAACTGATCACAATCTAGAATGTACAGGTTCTAACGAACCCGGACAACCAGGAAGTAGGTATTAAAATTCATAAGACAAAATCGCATAAATACACTACAGGAGGGACTGGCTATGAAACAGAAAAAACTGCTTCAGAAACTGTATCAGGCTTGTCTTTCACACGATGAAGAAGCGATTTCCAAACTCCGTAAAAAAGAGTTTGCCAAGATACTGAAACACCGCGCTGAAGGCAAACCATTTGGTACAAAGTGGACTTTGGTAAGGATTTAGTTTCGTAACAGAAACGTAATCTTTCTACGTCGATGCTGCGATAAATATGGGTATGATGCCTAAGACTTATCGCAGCATTTTTATTTCAGATGTTCACCTTGGTACTCGTGACTGTAAGGCTGAACAGCTCAACAACTTCCTCAAACACAACACCTGCGAAACGCTCTACATGGTAGGCGATATAATCGACGCATGGAAAATCCAACAGAACAAATGGCGCTGGAAGCAGAGCCATACCAATGTGGTACGCCGTATCATGGGGCATGCCAAGCGTGGTACCCGTGTGGTCTACATAGCAGGCAATCACGATGAGTTCCTGCGCCCTTTGATGCCCTATGGTATTGGGTTTGGTTTGATAGAAGTCTGTAATCAAACAGAACATGTGGGGCTGGATGGCAAACACTATTTGGTCACACACGGTGATCTATTTGACGGCATCACTAGACTGGCACCATGGTTATCATTCCTAGGTGATAAAGCCTATGATTTTGTCTTAGCCGTCAATAGCAAATACAACTGGATACGACATCGTCTAGGCTTTGGCTACTGGAGTCTCAGCAAATATCTCAAAGGACGAGTCAAGAAGGCCGTGGACTTCATGTTCCAGTTTGAACGAAACCTAGCTGCCTACTGTAAGAAGCGAGGCTTTGATGGTGTCATCTGCGGACACATACATCACGCAGAAATCAAAGACATAGATGGTATAACATACATGAACGACGGCGACTGGGTTGAGTCCATGACTGCTCTAGTCGAACATTGGGACGGCCGTTGGGAAATAGTTACATGGACTAAACAGAATGACAAAGACGATACTGATAATAACAGACAACCTGCCGGAACAGATTAATGGCGTGGTTACCACTTACAAAAATATTGAAGCGTGTGCGACTCTGGACGGTTATAACATTGTGGTGCTTCATCCCGGGTGGTTCCGCTACATTGATTGCCCTTTCTATAACGAAGTCAAACTTGCCTATCCCCGGGCGTTGGGCAAGAAGATTGAGGAGATACGTCCGGATCATATCCATATCGCCACAGAGGGTCCTCTTGGTCTGTGGGCTAGAGCATATCTTTCATTGGATACTAGCTATTCTGGGCGTAGGTACAATACTGCTTACCATACTAAGTTCCCTGAAGGTCTAAAGAAACTCTTAGGTATCCCCGAATGGATCACGTGGCTGTACATACGTTGGTTCCATAAACACGCAGGCAAGGTCTTGACCACTACAGATACCATGGTGCGAGAGCTACACGCACACGGATTAGAAATGCCCATAGTGCCTTGGACACGCGGTGTTGATCGTGACATATTCAATCCCAGCTCTAGGACGACCACACAGTGTACCAAACCCTTGATGGTCTGTGTCAGCCGAGTTAGCAAAGAAAAGAATCTAGAAAAGTTCTTTGAACTGGATCATCCTGGCACCAAGATCATGGTAGGCGGCGGTCCTATGTTGGAAACCTACAAACGGAAATATCCTGATGTACATTTCGTAGGGCCAAAAACTGGCAAAGATCTTGCCAAATATTTTGCCAATGCTGATGTGTTTGTGTTCCCTAGTCGTTGGGAAACGTTTGGATTGGTCATGATAGAAGCCATGGCCTGCGGTACACCTGTTGCTGCCTATCCCTGCCAAGGACCACTCGATGTCGTGGAAGAAGGTGTCACGGGCTGTATGAACGAAAGTCTAGAACAGGCCGTACAAGATGCTCTCAAGCTGGATCGCGATCGAGTATTAGAAGGCAGCTATCGTTGGACCTGGGAACGAGCCTGGGAAATCTTTAA